TTTGATATCTCATTGTGATAGCTCCTTTATTTTATTTGATATCCTGGTAATACGCTCATATATTTGACCTAAGCGTTTAGATGATGATTTCCAAAAATGTGAAGAATTGACACCCATTTCTGTTTTTAGTTTTAAGTTATTGTTTACAATTCTTTCCATCTCGCCCAACATGTTATTAATTTCTCTAATACCTTTGTTAACTTTCTGTTGTGGTGATATTGTTGGATCTTTTTTAAAATCTCTGTATGAAACTTCGTTAATATGCATTTCTGACATCATTCTGCTATACAAAGATTCATCCATTTTCTTGTAATGTTTGTTTGTTTTTTTGACTTTTTCTTTACCGCCTTGTTTAATGACATCGTCATCTACATCGCCGAAAGCGTACTTATGTGGAGGAGCTGGAACGTTTGCTGTAGTACTTATCTCTTCAAGATCTTGCTCATCGACTTGCTTGGCAATTACACCTAATTTGTGATGAAGATATCTATCTGAGGAATCAGTATCTCCATCATTATCAAGATCTTTGTCATCTAGATCTTCAAAGTCCATCTCTGCTTCTTTATCTGAGACTCTATCCACTTTTTCCATTACTGTATGGAATTTTTTATTTAGTTCTTCAATAAAACTCATCTATTGTTGCCTTTTAAATACATACACAGCTTTATTACCACTTTCTACTATCTTGGAAGGTGACATTTCATATATTGTACCCACTGTTAAATCTGCTATATCAATTGTACCGCCGCCAGAAAGTGTAATAGTACCCGCAGATGAAGCTTCTCTCATTAATGCACCATAACCATAATTTGATCCGGTGAAATTAGTTGTTCCATTTTGTACCGTCTGAACTTTATAGTATCTGCCAGGGTGCCCAAATCTATCGAATTGATTCTGTTCAGATGGATTATTTATATAAGATATATCTGTTCTAGCCATTCTTCAGTCCTTTTAGTTCATCACGTAATTCATAATATCGTAACATAACCAAAACATCATTGTCTGAAATGATAGGTTTTTGATTTAGTTTATTTAACAAGTTAGCAACTTCCTGAAGTTTTATTTTCATTACTTTGTCACCAATAGTTTTACTATGCTCTATCAGATCCATATACATTTTGTCAGAATGTTTAGATATAAATTTTTTTAATTTAGGTGAATTACTTACATTATTAACATATTCTCTTAGTAAAGACTTTTGATCTTCATTCAATGAGTCATATTTTTCATTAAATTTATCAACTAAAATTTTGTTGGTGAGTATTCTAATATCCTTGTCCTGCTCAGATAAAATATTTGAATTATTTTTCTTTTGAAAACTTGTGCGTACATGTTCTATTAATGAATCATAATTTCTAACAAATGCCGCAGGATTTTCTGATTCAGAATATTCAAACAATTTATAAATCGTTGCAAATGTTTTATAGTTATCAGATCTGGTATTGAAAAATTCTGCAATCTCATAAAGATTATTTATATCTCTAATTAAATTATATTTTTCACGTTTAAGATGACTTTCATTAATAGAATGTCTATTTTGTATGACAGCTGTAACAAACTTTTTTGCTGATTCTGGATTACGAAACTTTTCTTCCATAATGGACTGATATAGTTTCAATTCTTCTGATATAACCGTACCTTTTATGAAATATTTTTTGACTAATCTTATAGCATTTGAATCTCGATTATTCATCGTATCGGACGCTATACGTCTTACCAGTAATTCAAAGATTAGACCGGTGTTTTTGAATTTCGAATGTTTAATTTTTTTCATTGCCAGAGTTCTGCTTTTCTATAAATATGTAATCAATCATCTAACAACTGATTTTCATCTAATAGTCCATTATCTTTAGTTTTTTTATCTGCTGATAAAGTCTCTTTGATAATTTGTTTAGTTTTTTTTGCAGGCATTGAATTAATAATAGCATCAATATTTAATTCATGTTTTGATTCAAATGAAAGTGAATCTTTTCTGCTCTTTGTAGTTAATTGATTATTTGACTTAAATGTATTAGACAAATCTTTTATTGATAATGGGTCTCTTGTAAAATCAGATTTATGTGTTCCATATGTATGAGATTCGGGAGGTCTACCGGTGCCGGCGACAAATTCTTGTTCTTGTCCTGGTAATAGTCCTTTATTTGCTACATGCATTGAAGCAATATCATGAGGTGTCCCAAATGATGTATTTGTTTTCTTAGGATCATTACCTTCTGATTTTATTTGTTCTTTTCTAAAATCATTTTTAAAGTCTTCAACTACTTGATCCTGTTCATACTTCCATTCAGAATCTGACATTTTAAATATATTTTCATATATATATCTTTCTGAAAAAAGTCCTGAATCTTTCATATCATTTGCTAATGACAGTTTCGCTGCTAACGTTTCAACTTGTTGACGTTCATATACTAAAGATGGATTAGTTAATGATAATTCAAAATCTATTAAATCATCATCGACAAAACCTTGAGAATATAAATGTATAATTGCAATCTTAGTTAGTTCAGAAATAAATACTCTTTGAATACGTTCAATAGTTCTTGCAAAACGAACATCTTCAGCTGCCAAAGTTGCCTTTCCTTCAACACCTTCATCATATCCTAAAAATGCCTTAGGCACTTTAAGAGCTGCAAACAATTTATTTTTTAAATAATCAATATCTTCAATTTGACCATCGTTACCCAGTCCTGGTAGAGCATCAATACTTGTACCAGATTGATCTCCTCTTACCGGCAAGAAATAATCTTCAATAGCATTTTGCATATTGAATTTAAGATTGTAATCTCCAGTCTTTTCATCGATATAAGGAACTTTTTTCATCTTATTTATAATAGACTGTATGTGATTATCTACTTCATTTGGTGGAATATTACCAACATCAATTTTAAATACTCTTCTTTCCGGTGCTCTCATTATTCTGTGAATCAACATTGCATCTTCCATCAACGTCAATTGTTTAAATATTTTTCTAGCAGGTTCGATCATTGATTTACCATATGGTAAAAAATTGGTATCTGACATTAATCGAAAATGAGCAATCTGCCATGATTCAAACTGTGACATCGATCCGCGCGTACCGGAGCCATGACTATATGTATTCTGCCCTTCTAATATAAATCGATAAGCAAAAGGATTATCAGGATCAAAACCTTCTTCTCTTCTAATTTCATATGCTGATAATGGAACAACGTTAACTATACCTATTTCTTCTTCAATATCCAAATGTAGATAAAAATCACCATATTTACAAGCATTTCTTATCCATGGCCATAGATTGTATTCTACATTCATGATATCAAAAAACAAATTATATAGAATTTTTTGTATTTCTGGATTAGCTGTCTTTATAGTTAAGACATCTCCATCTCCATCCTTTGTTGTAGATTCATCCGAATATATGTCTAAGGCTGAGGCAATAATCGGGTCCATATCCATGGCTTCATAATCTGTAAACATTTCTATCTTTGAAACGTGATAATTAGCATTTTGATTGTAAGTGGATGTTGCAAAACCTGGTAGACCTCTATGTAGTCCTGAGAATCGATCGACATATTTTTTATTTGATAGATTACCATGTGACTGTAATCTATTTGTATCGACCGCTTTTAGCCTGTTTTTTGAAATTCTCCTAACTACCACATTGGTAGAAAATAGACGAGTAAGTCTTGCACGTAATGATTTATCAGCCATGATCTGTATTTTATTATATAAATATTAAATTAACCAAGTTAGATCGTTATTATCAGAATCGCCGGAATCCCATTGCCAACTTTTCTGAACATCTTTTGTTGATGTATAAACACCAGATGATTTACCAAAATGATTAAGTGATTTTCTAGATAGATCGATACCTTGTTGATATAATCGCATAGCAGTATCACGTACCCATAATGCAATTCCGAATGACATGACAAGATCATCATTATAGCCTCTCTGAGCTTCAGCTCTGGAACCATTCCAAATGAATACCAAAAGTTCGTCTATCAATCTTCGACTGTGTACAACCGGAGATTTTTCTCTGAAATATGTTTCTAGTTTTGAAATTAGTAACGGTCTGGTTTTGGATGTGGTAGAGAATCCAGGTACCTTTTGAGCTTTATTTTTTAAATCATATCCTTTAGCTAAATGAACATCTTCATCTACATATGCATCCTGTTTGTATGAATAATATAGATTAGGATAATTTTTATCAATGGCAACCTGTATAACTGCCCATCCAATATTAGCATTTTCAATTACTAAGAGAGCATTATTCCATTCAGTAGCGACTGCTACTAACATGTTACCATATTCAGTAGTGCCGATTTTACCTTTATATTCTGCTACCTGTTTGACATTATCAATATCAAGAACATGAAATGCTGAATAATCAGCTCCATCGCCCCGTGCAACGTCAGCAACTACCACATAGTTAGTAGAATAATTGGGATAGTCCCAAATCCAATAATTTCCATCAAATCCACGCTTCTCTACTGGATCTTTTACATAGGTTTGATCATACCATTGTAAGATTGGACCATCTATAACTGTATGACCAGACGATATGAAATCACAATCACATTCCTGTGCTGCCATTTTTTCTCCTAGCAATGATGTTTGTTGGCGACGCCATTCTTCATTACGTTCTGGATGAGCAGTCCAATGCAATTTGATTGGATTGAACTCACCCGACGCTTCAGCATCTACCCATGTTTTATGGAACCAGTTACCAGTACCATTAGGAGTGGACAATGCTATACAACCTCCACCGGTGGATAACGTTTGTTGGGCTGATGCCCATATTTCGCCAATGTTACGAATGAATGCTGCCTCATCTATAACTAACAATGACAAAGCTTCTGATCTACCTGCAGTACCTGTAGATGAGACTGCTTTAACCTGAGAACCATTTCGTAATCTGAGAGATAATTTATTATCCTCATCTGTAGTGCCTTTCATCCAGGTCGGTAAATTTTCATGCATTACTCTAATCTTTGTAACCAAATTCTTTGCTACCTCCTGAGTAGTTGCAATGACCAATACATTAAAATCTGATTTGAACAACATGTTCCAAAGAATAAAGCCAGCTGACAAAGTTGATATTCCTAATTGTCTAGATTTCAGTATAATATTATAGCGGTTGTCTTTGAAATCGTTAAGAGTATCCTGTTGAAACGGATATAAATTGAAATACATCTTACCTTTGGTAGGA